GCTGCAATATCTGGTGTAGGAGTTTCGCCCACTGGGTTGGTAGAAGGTTCGGCCGTGATTGGGTTCTTTGTCGATGGGGATGATGGTCAGATACCTGTTATAATGGGTTCATTTGGAGTTGAGGATAATGTCCCAACGGGTGCAGATGAAAAACCGGAAACAACAGAGTCTCTTGCAGAAAGGGGATTCTTTGACCCCACTGGAAAATTTCCAAGAAGAAAAGAATTAAAGGTATCCGAAGACGAAGGATTGCTTGAGAAAGTAAAAAACTTCACTACCAGCACAACTGGAGACATACTAAACGAACTTGGCGATAAACTGACGGGTGATGCTGAGGGTGTTGATGAGGTTGATGTCGGCAAGAATGTTTTGGGTGAAGCTTCCTCCTCTAGACTTTCTAGGGGTAGTGATGGAGAAAATCATTATTCATTGAAGGGTAAGAGAGACTCACGCATACTCAAAATACCACGAGGATATGCAAGTAAGATAAGTGGATTTCATAACAAAGAGTTTCCGTTTGAACATGAAAATGACGGTGAACAAATACCAGTTCTGCCGGGCTCATACGCCCCAACATACTGGGACGAACCACATCCACAAGGTGTTGAGACATCTGCATCCAAGTACCCATATAACCATGTTCGGGAAACGGAGAGTGGTCATGTCTTTGAAGTAGATGATACGCCTGGCGCTGAAAGAATCCACGAGTACCATACATCAGGGACATTTAGAGAAGTTCAGGCAGATGGAACGAAGGTAGAAAAAATAGTTGGTGATGATTACGTCATCGATTTAAAGAATAAACACATGTATGTTAAAGGTAACTTTGACCTCACGGTAGAGGGCGATTATAATGTCAACGTCAAAGGAAACAAGTACGAACATGTAAGTGGACATTCATATAATACAGTAAAAGGTAATAGACTGAATAAGATACAAGGACATGAACTAATCGATACAGAGAGTTCATACTACTTGATAAATGCCGGTAATTTCAACCATGTCGTTGGAAGCACTGATTCAACCAAGAAAGAAATGAGTAATTACAGGTTAAGAGTATTTGGTGAGACCAACACAACTCATAGTGGATTGCATAAGGTTTTCAGTGGAGATGATTTCAAACATATTGTCAGGGGAGACTACGGTGTATCTGCCTCATTGAGATCGGGGATTAGGCCGGGCGATGTACTGGAAGCAGTTAAAAGTGGCAGCGCCCCGACAATCGATGCTCTTGTCCAAGGTGGTTCAATTAAATTTGAAGCGATTCAGAAAATCGACTTTGCTGGATTCCCAACCGATTTGCCGAAAGTGCCAGGCGTTCCTCTTGGTAGTTCAATTAACTTTGTCGCCGATAGAATTAATACCACCGCTAGAGTTGACCTGATAGAAAGGATTGGCCCAGTTTCACCACCCGCATATCTTCAAGTAATCGGAAACAAGAAAACCTATGTTGTTTCTCCAACTGGTGTTGGTGGAGTTCAGACACATCTACTTGGTGCTGGCGTAATTGAAAATAAAATTACAGGTATTGGTGCAATTAATAACTTGATTACGGGTGCTGGATTTATTAATTCTGCGATTGCTGGTGCTGGAACTATTACTCAAACTACTGGTGCTGCTCTTCCAACAACATTTGGAACACCTAGTGCAATTGCGATTGGAACCTCAAGTACAGTAATGACAAATGCATCTGTCACAATAACAACGCCTCTAACCGCAATTGCTTCTGCTGGTACTACCATGTCTGGTACACTGGTTGTAACCGGAGTGGTTACTGGTGCTGGTACAGTTCTTTCAACTCACGTTCATGCTATCGCTAGTGGTTCTTCTGCTGGTTCTACGGCAATACCGACTTAGGAGACTAACAAATGAGTTGTGAAGGTATAGGAAAATCGTTTGGCGAACTCGCCAAGCAGATAGATGAAGTCTCTGCACAAATTGATGATGCGGTAGATAAAACCGTTGATTCTATTGCAAGTGAACTTGGCATCAATGCCTTGAAGGCTAAGTTTGCCTTGATGCAGGGAGAGATAGAAGCAGCCTTTCAAAATGAATTTCCAAACTTAGACTCGTTTTTCGCCGAACTGAAATCTGGCATTCCTTTTGCAACCGAACTTGGGGATATTATAAAAGTCATATCTCAGGCACAGTTGGCTGCGGATAAGATACAGGAAATGAAAGATAAGTATGGTGATAAGGACAATAACATAAATGAGATTTTGCGAGACCCTGCTGGGTTCATAGAGACTCTGGGTGGAGACTTGGAGTCATTATGTGAGTCTATGCCCAACTATCAGAAAGCGAAGGATGGTTCAATTAAGGTAACCTCGGCTAAGTTTAATTTACCAGATGGAGCGATTATCGACATAGAAGAGATACTCAATGAGGGGTTATCCCCCACGATAAAAAACATCGAAGATGTAATAAAGAATCTAAGATTTGAAATTGTTCCAAAGGTAACTACCCTAAACAAAGACTTGGCATCGCCGTATTAGCTACCGACTCTGCTTACTCTTAATCAAAAGGTATTATAAATAGTCCTATGTTAAAAGTACCCACTACAGTATACAAAGACTTTGATTTGGGATTCGCTAAGAACCCGAACACGAAAGACATTGCACGGCGAGTAGATGTCTCGGCCGTAAAACAATCTCTAAAGAGTCTATTGCAGACTCAATACTATGAGAAACCATTCAGACCCAATTATGGTTCTCCGATTCGGGGGATGTTATTTCAACCCTGCGACATGGTGACAGCTACCACTCTTGCTACCGAAATAAAACGATGTATACAGAACTGGGAAAAACGAGTAATTGTAGAAGATGTCGAAGTATACCCAGATGTAGATAACAACGCATTTTCTTGTAAAATCTATTTCTTTGTAAGAGGCGTCAAGAGCAAACACGAATTGGGTTTAGTATTGGATAGGTTAAGGTAGAGGAAGAATAATGTCAGTAAAAAATGTAACAGAATTAGATTTTGATTCGATAAAAGCAAATCTAAAAACACATCTGAAGAATCAAACTGAGTTCGCAGACTACGACTTTGAAGCATCTGGTATCAGTCAACTTGTTGATTTACTGGCATACAACACTCATTATAATGCCGTCCTCGCACACATGGTATCAAACGAGGCGTTCATTGATTCTGCTATAAAGAGAAATTCAGTTGTGTCCATTGCGAAGACGATGGGGTATGTGCCACGGTCTGCTCGTTCTGCGAAGGCTAACATTAACTTGACTGTCCAACCAGATGCATCTTATTCCGACACCAATTTAACCCTTTCAAATAACAGTCTTTTCACATCCAATGTAAACGGGAAAAACTTTTCATTCATCCCAGACAAAGATTACAGTGTTCCAAAATCTATAGTTGATGGTGTGACTGCTTTTAGATTCACTGATATAGTTTTACTGGAGGGTACACGCACCGCGACCACAGAAATCATTGGTGCGGCAAATAGGTCTGGCCCGATTATATTGCCAAACGACAATGTTGATACTACCACATTGACAGTAAAGGTACAGACTTCTACTACAAATTTTAATGCTGAGGTGTTTGCACTATCAGAAACTATCACAGGTGTTACAAAAACTTCTAAGGTATATTACCTAGAAGAAAGAACTGATGGATTTTACCAAGTTGTTTTTGGTGACGGTGTTCTTGGAAAACAATTGGATGTAGGTAACATTGTTATATGCGAATACATTTTATCAAATGCCACTGCTGGTAACGGAGCAAGGAAATTTAGTTCGCCGACAAACATAACTGGCAGTGGGGAAACGGTAACTGGTACAACAACGGCAGCTTCCGTTGGTGGGTTTGAATTAGAGAATATTGATAGTATTCGTTTTAATGCGCCAAGATTCAACACTGCGAAAGGTAGGGTAGTAACATCTACCGATTATGAAACGGCAATCAAACAGTCTAATCCCAACATCAAATCAGTGACAGTGTGGGGTGGAGAAGACAATGTTCCACCCGTCTATGGAAAGGTTTATATCTCGCTGCAACCCCAAACTGGGTTTGTTATAACAGAGACCGAAAAAGACAATCTTGTTACCAATGTTATTAATCCCAAATTACCTGTATCATTAGTGACAGAGTTTGTCACCGCTGAAGACTTGTTCATAGGATTCAACATTGCCGTGACGTTTGACCCCAAGATAACCACGCAGAGTGCAGACTCTATTAAAACTAGTGTGCTCGCTCAAATTACATCTCACTTTAATACCAATGTTAATGAATTGAAGAAAAACTTCTTCTTCTCTAAATTGAGTAAGGAACTTGATGGGGTTGATGAATCTATCTTGGCCAATAACATTGAAATGCGATTGATGAAAAAGATAACACCGAAACTGGGTGTTGCTTCAAGATACGAACTGAGATACAATAACAAATTGCTGGCAAGTTCTGTTAGGACTAATTATTTCACTGCAAATATTACTGGTTCTCAGGACGAAGTTTATATAACAGACAAACCAGATGAGACATTTACTGCTTCTCAACAATACAATGGACAACGATTTAACCTTGCTAGAGGGGAACTCATTCTGAAATCAAAGGCTACCAACACAGTCATTGGTGGAACCGTGGGAACTATCGATTATGACACTGGGTATTTGGATATAACATCGATGAAGGTAGATGCTATAAGTGGTGCTACTAATTCTGATATTCGAGTTTATATTACCCCGCATGAGAGTGCAAAAAATATTTCTACAGATTCGTTGGTTCGTGCTACCGAAGAACAGAGTTATGCTGTCACTGCGTTGCCCGCAAGAAATATAATACTGGGTCTTGATGATTCCAATGTCGATACAACCAACAATGTTAAACAGGGTGTTGCCGTTACCATGATATCAAGGATAAAGGATGACTAATAGAATACCATCATTTCTTGAGTACCTAAAATCCATATCAATCAGTGCCGCTGGTTCTGGATATGGCGAAGGTACATACTCACTTAAAATTAGTGCGCCCACTGGCGACAACCCTATACAGGCTGTTGCTACTGCTACTGTAGGTAATGCTGGGAGTGTTACTTCCGTATCGATATCAGAAGCCGGTGATGGGTACAATGAAGTACCAACCGTATTTATATCGGGGCCCATTACTAGTGCTACCAGTACATCTACGAATACTGGTCTAGACGCTGGAACATATACTGGCGTTGAGGCCTCATCCACGAGTGGAACTGGAACATTCGCTGCCTTTACTATTGTCATTGATTCCAGTGGTAGTGTAACTTCCGTATCACTGACGCTGCCAGGCAACGGGTATGTCCAAGGGGACACGGTAACATTCGACCCGACATTGCTCGGTGGAACTGGATCAAATAGTGATGTTGTTGCTACCATAACAGAAATACAGAATGGTACATCTGCTGCATTCACGGCAGTAGTTGACATACTCACAAAACCTGATACCTACTCACAACCTAAAATATCCAAACTGGTTAGTAATCAGTTACCAGAATTTATACGCAATGAACACACTCTTTTTGCAACCTTCATCGAAAAGTATTTTGAGTTCTTAGAATCGAACAATACATCTGACCCCACAAAACACGGGCCATTGAAAGTACTACAAGACTTTCTTTCTAAATTGGATGTTGATTTTAATGATGATGGAAGTGTTAACACGGACGATAATTTCCTAAAGGAATTTTACAAAGACTATGCTAAAGATTTGCCTCTTGGGCAAACTGCTAAACTCAGTCTCGTACTTAAAAACATCAATGATTTCTACACTGCCAAGGGTAGTGGGGAAGCAATCAAACTTCTATTCAGAATACTTTACAATGAAGAGATAACCCTTTCCAATGCACAGGAATTTGTACTCAGACCGTCATCAAGTAGATGGCAACAAGACTATGTTGTCAAGGTGTACGAGAGAGGGTCACTTGTTAGTAGTGCATTTCCCGACTACAACCCAGAAGATTTCGTGGGACAACAGGTAGACCTTCACTACAGCGAATCAATTGGTTCCGTGACAAATGGTCTAACCAAAAGAGCTAGTGTTCAGTCGGTCAAGAAGATTGCCTACACAAACCCACAAGCATACGAATTAGTTTTAACTGGTATTGATAACACGTTCTCTCTGCCAGGCGGTGGTGCTGCGTCACTTTCGTTTGATGAAATATTATTACCGGAAATCTCTGGTGACATAGCAACAATAGTTGGTACTGCTGCGAGTGACGCATTCGCTGCGCCGTCCCCCTCAGTAGTCAATGGTACATATGTCATCAACGATGGCAATTCTACATCATACATCGATGTGCCATATGCCAATAATGCGGCAGTCACGAAGGGAACGTATGTAAAAGCAAACAATAAAATCTATCTTTCTATTAATGCTGGAACTACAAAGACTAGTGGAACAGGCCCATCTCACGAACAAGGTGAAGTCTTAGATGGTACATGTAAATTTAGATTTATAGAAATAAGTACTGCTACTGGTCACTATTCCAGTGGGAGTTCTGGCGCAATCTTATCGGTTGTTATTGCTGGTAATGCAGTTAGTTCGGTTAGTATAACCGACAACGGTACAAATTATTACCCAAATGAAGTAATAGAAATAGCTTCTTCAGTATTCGGTGGAACTGGAACTGGCGTATTTTTAAAAGTAGGTACTATTTCCAGTGGCCGAATCAAACAAGCCATCATCATGGATGCTGGGTCTGGATTTTCTGCCAACCCAAGTATTGTTATAACACCAAATGTTGCTGACACTATATCTACCGATGCCCTCCTAGAGACCAGAGTTACCGATGGGGTCATATCCCAGATTTTATTTACAAACAATCAATCTGGTGTCGGGTATAATAATATCCCCGCAATTAGAATTACCACTGGTAATACGTTATCCTTTGTGAGTTTAGCAGATGAGGTATTTCCAAGTACTGGGGTAGATGTCCTCAGTGCATTCAAAGGTATAGTGACACGAGTTTTAAACACTGGTAAATTCAATTCAATAAAGGTTGGTTCTAGTACCACTACTGGTGGATTTAAAATCGGCGATTCTTACCTAATCAATGAGGGCGGCAGTGTTCTAGGTAAGTATGCTGTTGATTACTTCTTGGAAGAGTATACATTGGTGGCCACGGCAAACAATGCTTATGTGCGTATCACCGCGCTGGACGAAACTGGTTACCCGAAAGGACTAGAAGTACTTGCAGTGGGTCAAGGTTTCAATAGGGAAGATTTCCAAGGGGAGTTATCCTCACCGACTGGCAACATTGCAATAGTAGATTTTAAAACAGGATACAATGCTGTTCTGGGTGGAGTCGCTGGAGATTCTGGTGGATTCTTATCAGACGCGAATAGATTATTCGACAACCAAGTTTACCAACCATATGCTTATCAGATACAATCGGAATTACAATCTTCCGAGTGGTCTGATTATGTTAAGAGGGCAGCTCACCCTGCTGGATTTGCCCTGTTCGGTGACTTACAAATAAAACAAGACATTGATTTCTCAACTGGATTTACAGTAGAAACAGATGTTTACATGTTATTCAAGTATCCAGATATTGAAGAATTGATTATCCAAGACACGATAGTCAAGGGAATAGAGGTTGACAGTATAACCCCAGATTCTCTCTTCCCAGGCGATGCCTTGAATTCATTCGATGTC